AAAAAACCCACAAAAGTATATAGGTACAAAAACACCTACATACAGAAGTAGTTGGGAATTTGCGTTTATGAAATTTTGTGACGAACATCCTGCCGTTGATAAATGGGCTAGCGAAGCAGTAAGAATTCCTTATAGAAATCCATTAACAGGAAAACACACAGTGTATGTGCCTGACTTCTTTATTGCGTATGCAGATAAAGCCGGAAAACAATTAGTTGAACTAATAGAAGTAAAACCTGAAAATCAAACGTTGCGAGAAAAAGTAGGACGTAGTCCTGCAAATCAAGCAGCCTGGATAGTTAACCAAGCCAAGTGGGAAGCTGCATATGCATGGTGTAAACAAAAAAATATAAAATTTAGAATTGTTAACGAAGGTGATATTTTTCATACTGGCAAAAAACGATAAATAATAGTAGCATATAATGGTACAGAGTCATGACTAAAAAATTAGAAGAATTATTAAATTTGCCGGAATCTAAAGATGTAATAGATGCAGCAAAAGAAGAAGACAAAAAGTCTAAGAAAGAAACTGCTGTAGTTGAGCAAGAAGAAACGTTCAATGCTATGGAAGAGTTTGATAAAATATCGTCAGCACTTCCTAAGGTTAAAGGTCTAGGCGACAAGGCAGATACTGAATTAGAAGACATATCACAACGTGCATTATCAGCATACGAAGATTTAATGGACCTTGGAATGAATGTTGAAAGTCGTTACAGCGGCCGTGTGTTTGAAGTTGCTGGCGGCATGTTAAAAACCGCACTTGATGCTAAAGTTGCAAAAATGGATAAAAAATTAAAAATGATAGACTTGCAACTTAAAAAAGAAAAAATGGACAAGGACGGAAAACAAGACGACGGTAGCATGTTAAACGGCGAAGGCTATGTTGTTACAGATCGTAATAGTCTGTTAGAGAAGCTAAAAGGCTTAGACAAAGATAAATAACATATAATAGGATAGTTAACATGAGAAGATTAAAAGATATTCTAACAGAATCTAAAAAAACATACTCGTTTATTGTGAGAATGGCAGACGAGATTCCTGAAGATATGACCGAACAGCTAAACACAATACTTGAAAAGTTTGGTAAGGTTAGTGTATCAGGACCAAAAAGAACACCAATCCAAGAAACGCCAATGGATTTTCCACAATTAAAAAATGTACAAGTACATACTTGGGAAGTTGAAGTAAACTATCCAACAACTTCGCAAGTTATGCAAGAGTATTTAAGTTCATGCTGTGGTGTTGCCAAGTCGCACTTAAATGTAAGAACACCAGATGAGCCTGTTGAAATTGATCAACAAAATACAACACAAAAATTAAAAGATAATGCTCCGTACGAATCATTGTTAAACACTGAAGACATGGGCGGCGAAAGTGCGCAAGAGCATGTATCCGGTAATAGAGTTATGGGATTATTAAAAGAATTAGAAGTTGCTCGTAAAGAAAGAACATTAGATCCTGTTGCAGGAACACCTGTAGGTGAATCGAGTGATATTGAAAATACAGAAAACACTACAAGTGTATTAGGGAGTTAATTATGAGCAATAATATGTTAGATATTTTAAAGAATTTTGACTCAGCAGGAAACGGATCATCGAAGTCATCTAGTACAGCTGATAAAAATAATATGAAAGCAATTTTAGAATCATTTCATAAAGTTAATGAATCAGAAGCACAAGTAGACGAGTGCGGTGAAGGTATGGCAATGCAAGCACCACAAATGGCACAAAATCAAGGCAATCCAGTTACTATGAACGTTAGTCTTAATGCAAGTGGCAAAGACAACGTTGACGAACTTATGGCACTATTAAAAAGTGCGGGTCTAGATAATGCAAAACAAGTTGATACAGATGATATGAATCAAGACCAAGATATGGCAGCAATGCGAGCAGCTATGTTAAGTATGTCAGAGCCAGAGGCTGAGCCAGAAGACGACGAAGTTGAAGAATGGGATAACAGTCCTGAAGGTGTTGAAGGCGATCCTATGAATTTAGAACTTCCTATGGACGGCAATGATTTAAATAGAAAGAAAGATCGTAAAGCAATTCGTACTAACGATCCTGCGTTAGAATCAACTATCAAAGAACGTCTTTGGGCAGCACTAAGTGAAAAGAAAGTTGCTGAAGGCCGCGGACGTGGTAAAAAGAAAAAGATGGAAGATGTCAAAACTACTGAAGGTCGTGGACGTGGACGTGGCAAGAGCAAAAAGATGAAAGAAGTAGAACTTCAAACTGCTGAAGGTCGTGGACGCGGCAGAGGAAAGAAAAAGAAGTAACTTAGTTACGGTGGGGTTATATCAAATAGGACCTTCGGGTCCTATTTTTTTCTGTAAATAGTTGCATGATACAAAACGTTGATTGGCAAAAATATTTTGAACATATTAAACCTGTATGTCCTTGGAGTGGTGCAGCCTGGAAAAAAGGCGAGATAAAAGTAAAACTTTGGGACGGCAAAACAGAAGAATTAGGCAATAATCAAGCTATCATATATATCTGTAAAGGATACAATCGTAGACGCTTAAAGAAGCTTTGTAAAAAATTAGATGTAAGTTTAGAATATGAATGGCTTTGGAGTGAACCTACACACGGAGAATATGCTTCTCCGATTCCAATACTAATACAACAAGACAGGCGTAAATTATTTGACTTGCGTTTCGATACTGGTTATTACAAAGATACAATTGGTTAAATAATAATATGGCAGCATCATTAGACGGCGTCTTAATTAAAAAGGCGAATAAAAAAGAAACATATACCGAAGCACAAATGGAAGATTTGGTAAAGTGCATGGATCCTGATGAAGGCTACTTGTATTTTGCTAGGCACTTTGCGTTTATTCAACATCCTGTAAAAGGAAAGTTGCTGTTTGATCCTTATGAATATCAGCTAAGACTAATGCATAGCTATCATAGCTATCGCTTTAACATCAATATGATGCCTAGACAAACAGGCAAGACTACGTGTGCTGCTATCTATCTTGCTTGGTATGCAATGTTTAATCCAGACCAAACTATTCTTGTAGCAGCCCACAAGTACACAGGTGCTCAAGAAATTATGGCTCGTGTGCGATATGTATACGAAACTTGCCCAGATCATATTAGAGCAGGTGTTACAAGTTACAACAAACAATCAATTGAATTTGAAAATGGCTCACGTATTGTAGCGCAAACAACAACAGGCAACACAGGACGTGGTATGTCAATCTCGCTACTATACTGTGACGAGTTTGCGTTTGTGCAACCTAACATTGCTGAAGAGTTTTGGACTTCAATATCACCTACACTAGCAACAGGTGGTCGTGCTATTATTACTAGTACACCAAACAGTGACGAAGATACATTTGCTACTATTTGGAAACAAGCAGAACAGAAATTTGACGAACACGGCAATGAACAAGATCTAGGTATAAACGGATTTCATAGTTTTATTGCACACTGGAGTGAACATCCAGATCGTGACGAAGAATGGAAGGCAGCAGAAATTGGACGTATTGGAGAAGAAAAGTTTCGACGTGAATACGGTTGTGAATTTTTAGTATTTGACGAAACCCTTATTAATTCAATTAAACTTGCTGCAATGGAAGGCAACAATCCTATACTAAACATGGGACAAACACGCTGGTATAAAAAACCAAGTAGTCAGTATACATATGTAATTGCACTTGACCCTAGTATGGGAACCGGTGGCGATTATGCAGCAATTGAAGTTATTGAATTACCTACATATGAACAAGTAGCAGAATGGCAGCACAACACTACTGCCATACCTGGACAAATTAGAGTGCTTGCAGATATTTGTAAATATATTGCAGATGAAACCAAAAATCCACAAGGCATATACTGGAGCGTGGAAAATAATGGTATAGGAGAAGCAGCACTGATCGTTATAAACGATTTTGGGGAAGAAAACATTCCAGGACTGTTCATAAGCGAGCCAATGCGTAAAGGACATGTACGCAAATTCCGTAAAGGATTTAACACCACACACAGTACAAAAATAACAGCATGTAGTCGATTAAAGACTATGGTCGAAAACGACAAATTAACATTGCATTCAAAACCATTCTTGTCTGAACTAAAAGGGTTTGTTGCAACGAATACAAGTTTCCAAGCTAAGTCAGGAATGACTGATGATTTGATTAGTGCAATGTTATTATCAATAAGAATGATGGCTGTACTTAAAGACTGGGATCCAAGAGTGTACGAAACATTTACACAAGCAGAAGACATAGAAGACTATGATGCTCCTATGCCTATATTCATTAGCAGTAACTATTGATAAATACAATATGAAAAACTTAAATAACATAGCAGAAGATTTATTTAATAAAATACGTGGACGTTTTCCTAGTGTCACAATCGGTGATGCAGAAGGCAATGTAACCAATGTGCCAACTGATGCACGTTTCTTTGATTTTGACTACAAAGAAAGTGGAAGAAGTTTAGGTAAAGTAAGTATTACACTTGACGAAGAGAGTGTATCTGTTATGTATAGCAACGACTTTGTTGCTAATGAAGACCAAGTTACACAAGATAACTGGTATAACTTTTTAAAAGAATTAAGACAGTTTAGCAAAAAAAGATTAATGAATTTCGATACAAGAAATATTACTAAGTCAAATCTTAACCGCAGGGACTACAAATTTTTAGCAACAAATCGCTCTGGAGATGGAACAATGAATGAATCAAAAATGTATGGTACTAGTCGAGTAAGTTACCAAGACGTTGGAGAAGCAAGAGTACTAATTAAACATACTGAAAGTATAGATCAAACTACACCAGGTGGCAGAACTAGAAATATTGGTTCAATATACATTGAAAGCGCAGACGGCGAAAGATTCAAATATCCTTATAAACATCTATCAGGTGCTAGAGCAATGGCTCGACACGTAGCAGAAGGCGGTAAGCCATACGATGACTTTGGTGGACATATTACAGGATTGTCAGAAGAGCTATCAAAACTTCGTAAGTTTAAAACATACATGGGCCGTAGTGCTGTAATGGCAGAAAGTCTAAGCGAGTATATGGATGTAGTAAAAGAGCGTATTGCTACAGTTAAGAAGACAGTTGAATCATTACAAAAGCCAAACTACTACAAAGAAACAGTTGAAGGTTTTGAAGTTCCAATGATGGAAGATGTTCCAGATGATGTAAAAGAAAACTGGATTGACGAATTAACAATTAAACAATTTAACGAAGAACTAGCAGATGTATTTCCTTACATCTATAAACTAGTAGGCGAAGCTACACGAGCAAAAGAATTAGGACCAGAAGACTTAGAAGAAGCACCCGACTATGATCCAGACATTCGTAGTCAAGGTAGTCTAGATAAAATACAAGGTCCTGCAGGTACTGTTAAAGTACGTCAAGGCATGACACTGTTTAGCATTGCACAAATGTTTAATGATCAAAACAACATGGGCGGTGATGTACAACAATTTGTAAGAGATATTATGGAACTAAACGATATTAGTAATCCACAAAGTTTACAAGTTGGACAAACAATACAAATTCCGTATAATATGGGTACAGGCCCAGACGGAGCAAGCAGAGGACTTCCGCCTAGCGGATTTACAGCATATGAAGATCGAATTGAATCAGCATTTGAAGAAATGATGGGTCAGTTTGCTGAAGGCGTTGAAATGTGTCCAGAAGCATGTTGCGGTAAGCCTGTAACAGAATGTTCGTGCGGTCCAGATTGTCCGCACTGCGATTGTTATTCTAAAAACAAAGCAATGAAAGAAGCTCAAGGTCATGTATGCGAAGAGTGTGGCAATCCTAGTTGGGAAACACTGGGCATGACTGAAGAAGAGATTGAAGAAGGCGAAAGACACGGAAACAGCGCAATTTATAAGAAGTGTTGGAAGGGATATCGCAGAGTACCAGGCACAGCACGTGGCGAAGAAGGTTCTTGTAAAAAAGTTGAAGGCAATGCATTTGCACACGCAGTACGCAAGGCTAAAATGGATGGCAAGAAAAAAGGCGACAAAGTCCAAGGTCCAGACGGTGATGAGATTGTACTTGCATCTAAAGAACAAAAGACACCATTAGGTGAATTTATCCTTAGCTATTTTGACTACACATCAGGACAGTTTCCAAAAGGCGAAACAGCAATCCTTACTATGGTAGAAAAAGATTATGGCGAGCAATTTATTAATCCTGCAAAACAGTTTATCGAAAAAATTAACAATCGTGTAGCAGAAGTAATGGGCTATAGAGATACAGATATTGACGAGTCAGGATTACAATACTATACAGGTAAAAAGAAGTACGGTAAAGAAGGCATGGCAGCTCTTGCACAGGCAGGAAGAGAAGGCGCAAGCGAAGAAGAACTAGGCGCTATCAAAGACAAGTACAAAAAAGAATCAGAAGATTTAAGAAGATTAGCAGGGCTGTAATAGTCCTGTTATAAGTTTTTCAAGTTTTTCTTTAAAAAAGACTTGACTTACTAAGTAGTTGATAGTATTATAAATACTGTGCTACAAAGTAATAAGGCACAAGAGTAACACGTTGTTGCTCTAACATAGGCAAAACATATAGGAGAAAAGGCACTATGGCATCATTAGCAGAGATCCGAGCAAAGCTCAAAGAACAAGAAGCAGGCGCTTCAGGTAACCGCAATTCAGGCGGTGGCGACAACAGCATTTACCCATTTTGGAATATGAAAGAAGGCGATAGCTCTACGCTACGTTTCCTTCCTGATGGCAATTCTGACAATACTTTCTTTTGGCAAGAGCGTTTGGTAATTAAACTTCCATTTGCAGGAGTTAAAGGTCAAACTGATTCTCGCCCAGTACAGGTACAAATTCCATGTATGGAAATGTATGGCGAAACATGTAACATCCTAAACGAAGTACGTGGTTGGTTTAAAGATCCGTCGTTGGAAGACATGGGTCGTAAGTACTGGAAGAAGCGTTCATATATCTTCCAAGGCTTTGTAACGGATAATCCATTATCAGAAGATACCACTCCAGAAAATCCAATTCGTAGATTCATTATTGGTCCACAAATCTTCAATATTATTAAACAGGCTCTTATGGACCCTGATATGGAAGAATTGCCAACAGATTACACAGCAGGTGTAGACTTCCGTCTTAACAAAACATCAAAAGGCGGTTATGCAGACTATTCAACATCTAACTGGGCACGTAGAGAGCGTCCTTTGAGCGATGCTGAAATGAATGCAGTTAACACACATGGCTTGTTTAATCTTAGTGACTTCCTACCTAAAAAGCCAGGTGAAGTAGAAATCAAGGTCATGCAAGAAATGTTTGAAGCGTCAGTAGACGGTGAAGCATTTGACATGGATCGTTGGGGTCAATACTTCCGTCCAGCAGGTATGGCACAGCGCACAGGTGATCCTAACACAACACCGGCAGCAAGCACTCCTGCTCCAACACCAACACCACAGGCAGCACCTGCTCCAGTAGCAGAAGCAGCACCTGAGCCAACTCCAGCACCAGCGGCTGAAGCGGCTCCTGCAGAAGGTGGTGGCGCACAGGACATTCTTGCAATGATCCGCGCACGTCAAGGACAGTAATACTAAAAGGGTTGCATTGTACAGATGCAACCCATTTTGCTTTTTAGATTAGGAGATACACATGGCATCAAAAGCATTTGATCCTACTAAGTTTAGGAATTCACTAACAAAATCTATTTCAGGTATGAGTGCAGGATTTAACGATCCTACAGACTGGATTAGTACAGGTAACTATGCACTCAACTATCTTATCTCAGGAGACTTTCACAAAGGTGTTCCAATGGGTAAGGTTACTGTGTTTGCAGGAGAGTCCGGTGCAGGTAAATCGTATATCTGTGCAGGTAACATTGTAAAAGAAGCACAGAAGCAAGGTATCTTTGTAGTTCTTATTGACTCAGAGAATGCACTTGATGAATCGTGGCTACATGCATTAGACGTAGACACATCGGAAGAAAAACTGCTTAAACTAAACATGTCAATGATTGATGACGTTGCTAAAACTATTAGCACGTTTATGACAGACTACAAAGCAATGGCCGAAGAAGATCGTCCTAAGGTGCTATTTGTTATTGACAGTTTAGGTATGTTGCTGACACCTACAGATGTTGACCAGTTTAACAAGGGTGATATGAAAGGTGATATGGGTCGTAAGCCTAAGGCACTAACATCACTAGTACGTAATACTGTTAACATGATCGGTTCGCATAACGTAGGCTTAGTATGTACTAATCACACATACGCATCACAAGATATGTTTGATCCAGATGATAAGATCTCAGGTGGTCAAGGCTTTATCTATGCAAGTTCTATTGTAGTTGCAATGAAGAAGTTGAAACTAAAAGAAGACGAAGACGGTAACAAGATCAGTCAAGTTATGGGTATCCGTGCTGGCTGTAAGGTTATGAAGACTCGTTATGCAAAACCGTTTGAAGGTGTACAAGTTAAGATTCCATACGAAACTGGTATGAATCCTTATAGCGGCTTACTTGAATTATTTGAAGCAAAAGACATTATTAAAAAGCAAGGCAATCGTCTAGCTTACACTACACTTGATGGTGAAGAAATTCTCGACTATCGTAAAAAGTGGATTGGCGAAAACCTCGATAAGGTTATGGCAGATTATCTCGTAAAAGAGTCACAAGTGGTAAATACCTCTGATGACGAAGTTGACAACGAAGTCGACGTCGATGATTTACAACCTATCGAGGAATAATTAAAAATGGATGAAGAACAGATTGCAGATGTCTGGATGACGTTTAAGGAATATTTAGATAAGAAACATGTTGAAAATGCTGCCGAACGATTTGTAGATCTAATGGCAGACTATGGTGTAAGTGACGAAACTTTTAAAGAAGCAATGGGTCACTGTAATTATCTAGATGGAGCAATTAAATATTATCTTGAATTAGATGA